TTCATCACCAGTTTTTTCAGCCATTCTAGCCACCGATAGCTGAAGGTGGGCTGCATCCAGTGAGTGAACAAAATTGGGTGAGCAACCTTGCGCTGATTTACGGCTACAGATTTGGTCAGTCTCTTCTGTCAGAGTAAGGTAGATTAATGCCCCTCCCATGTGGCTCCTTACGCGGTGCTTAGTGACGTTGTAATATGACTGTAACACTGGGAACCCTAGAGGCGTAGTCCACCGTACAGGCAGGGTCTGGAGCGTACCATCAGGCATCGTGTACTTAGTCTTAGCAACCAGTTTAGCACTCGCAGTTAGCCAATCCATAAGACGTGCTGGCCTTTTGACCGAGTCAACTACTGCGTCCCAAAGAATGCGCGAGATATAAGAACTAGCGCGGAACCCATCATCATAGGAGAAAGGAAAGTCCATGCCTGTCTTCTGACATGACCGCTTCAATGGACGCATCACATCTTCAATGATTTGTTCACGGAACCCGTATTGTTTTGACCCATAGCTATACGTCATTACGCTTCTCTTCGCCTCCTTCCTACCAAAGCCAAACTTGAGCCATTCCAAAGCTAACTCTGTATAATTTGGCACTCGTTTGCCCATGTTATTTAAGACAGGCTCCCCCCAATGCTCATGGGGTTGCTGTGAGTCTGCCACTAGAGCCTTAACTACTTTGTCTGCTACGATTTGATACACGTCTTGAGGCGTATCACTAGGTAGTATGTTGACGTTGGCAGCAGTGCTAGAACAGCGCATAGCCATGCTTAGATGTTGCAAACCTGAACAACTTCCATCAAGTGAGGTGACTATTTTTGATACGTGGTCAACCCCATTATCTAGGTAACCCACATAGTCCATGCAACATGCTACAAACTGCAAAGGTTTGTCTGCTTCGCACCATCCACGGTTTTCCCACGGGTTAGCTGCAACATCACGTATGAATGCTTCGTTGTCAGCACACCATTGGACACGTTCATCCATTGTTTTCTTACTGACCTTATCAAAGTCACCAAGGTTAGCTAAGTGAATTGCCAGAAAACGTGCGCCTGACTCACCTAGTCTCTTGCCCTTGCTAAACTGCATTACAGATTTGACTTCGTCTGGACCCATCCCATTCAGTACACCAGACACTGAATATATACGACCCCTAAAGTCAAGGTTGTATCCTAGATACCAAGCATCAAAGTCTTTGTACTCGTCAGCCAAGTCCAGCAAGGACGTGAACGCTATGCGCTTTGCTTTTTGCTCACGGTTAGACACACGGACTCTGTTACAGTCTGAAATATAAGCAGCCTTTTCCTCTATCGTAGCCACGTCATAGTCAATCATCGGTGGTGGGTTTTCATTGTACTTATTAGGTATAGATGGACACCACTCTGCACCTGACTCCCATAACTGTGTAACCATATCAAGCATGGGCTGGTTGATAGACCATGCAGTCTTCTGCATAGAGTTAACAGCATGTAAGACAACATCAATGTCCGTGTTGCGTAGTTCCTCAAAGTAGTTTCGATTACTTGTCTTAACAAACTTTACAGGTCTGCAAGAGTAAGTGTAATAGACACCATTTTCTAGGTTGCTATAGTCCCAATCTCTAGGTGGCACAACTAGGGGTTTATACTGAGGTGTGGTTAGACCTAATTTATCTATCCTTTTATCTACCCATTCCAGTGTGTCTTGGGTTGCTATCAATCTTTTGATTGTGTTGTTCTTACCTCTGGACTCAGTAACAATTTGGACTAAACCAACAGTTTCCATAAGTATTGAGATTAATTTTTCTCCTACTTTTAATGTCTTCTTTTTAGGCCAAGCTTCCCAAGATTCTATAGTACCTTTGGCTGCTTCATCAGTCATAGCTTTAGTGATTGTTTTCATTCTGTGATAACCAGTACGCTTATTCGCAGAGTCAATCAGTCTCTTCGTTAGTGCTTTGTTTTGCAGACGCAGACCTTCAAGCATGAATTCATCTTGCACGGTCATAGCAGCAGTCATTGCTGAGTTGGTCAAAGTCATAGACTTATTACTTATGCTATTGATTATGCTTTTCATAAACAGGTAAGAGATTACCTCTGGGTCACCACCTTTTAAAAGTTTACGTGTCCCTGCTGCGTGACCTCCTTTAACATCATCTTCTTTTAGATAATCACGGATGCCGTTTGCGAATCTAGCTAGTCCATGAACCATCAACGTGTGTCCATAGTCACTACTACTTTCATTACCCTGCTCTTTCTGTTTAGCATGGTTTTCCAAAGCTTTCTTAATACCACTTTGGCGTGAACTTAGTTCTAACTTTTCCTGTACTGGGAACATCTTTTCTAATTGGTCATAGGAGTTATATATCATTGAGTAAGTCATTTGACTCTCCATTGTATTTCAGTCTGTCTCAATTTTGAGACTCTATAAGCGCAGCTATCCCTTGGAGTTCATATCCCGTTGGGCTATAGTGCTACACTTGCTCTTTAAGTCGTTACTAATATACTAATAGACACGATTAGTCCTCACCTAAAGGGTGTCCGTTTGGTTTCCGTTTGTCCTAATAATTGCAGCCCATGCCTCTCATTTAATTTAGTCTTAAATTCAAGACCTTAGATTAAAATATAAGCCGCACTCTGTTGATAGCCGTGCGGCCTACGTGTGAATTACATTAGCATTACCTAAACCAGGGTAGTGATTCCCCTAGAAAATGGCGCGCCCGAGAGGATTCGAACCGTTATTCGGTCGAGGTCTAAGCGACTTATGCTAATGAATTCAGTGTGTTAGGCCGTTTGGCCCACCCGTTTGGGGTTGCGTTTGACTACTTTTGTCTGCGCTTTTGTACACTGGTACTGCCCTGCTGTGTTCTAGTGCAGCCAACCTCCCAACTTCTAATTCTAGGATAGCGTTGCTCATGGCTTTGTCCGTGGACTTAGCATAGCGCGCTGTCTGAGTGATGCATGAATGCCCCATCAAACTCTGGACTACCTTTAAATTACCGTGGTACTCACATAGACGTGTAGCAAAGGTATGTCTGAAACAATACCAGACTTCCTTCTTACCCCACCGCATCACTGGGCGAACAAGATTGTCCCAGAATTCTACGCAATGCCATTTGTAATCTAACTTCTCAAACACTACCCCACCCGTCCCTAGCCTGAGTGAATGTTTGTCCAAGACCATAGCCAAACGTGGAGTTATAGGTATCTCACGTTCAGTGTCAGTCTTAGTGACTTCCTGTGGTATCCGAATGACACGTACACCAACTGAGTTAGAGACAATCCACCGAGTATCCAAAGCTTTAGCTTCAGACCAAGGCCGCATCCCAGTGTCTGCTAAAAGAATAATAAAGTCTTGCAACAACTCATTAATCCATTGAGCGTGGAAGTGCATGTCACCAGCCAAATCCAGGATTTGCATCTCTTCTTCAGGTGAGAAGTAGCGAGGTCTGGAGTTGTTCTTAACAGACTCCCAATGCATGACCGGTAAAGCTTTTAACAATTGCCGTTCAGTCATTAAGGTCAGCATAGAACTCAGACAATTTAACTTGTTGTTCACGGTCTTTGGCTTGTTTCCCTTTGCACGTAGAACCTTGATGTAATCATCAATGGCTTTAGTGTCAATTGAATCTAGCCTGACCATCTTGCGCTGGTCTATAAAGTATTCACGTATCGAATTCCAATACTGAATGACTTTGGTCTGATAGCCTGAACTTGAGGTTTGCCAGACCCGTTCCCAAGTTTCATCAAACGCATATTGCAGGGTCAAGGTAGTCCCATGTTTAAGCGCGCCACCTGTTGGTCGCAAACCCCTAGACATGTCAGCAAGGGCGGTCAGTTCTATTGACTGCGCCTCACTATAGTTCTCAAGACCCTTCACAAAGTCAGTGAACCTGAACCCGTCCCTCATTATTTTAATCGACCAGCCTGTGGCTGTTTTATATATAGCCATAATCCCTCCTGATTAAAAGTTAGACGTGATTGAGTTTGCCAAGTCCTGACCCTTTTTGGTCAACACTGCATAGCGATACCGCTTATCGTACACGTCAATTTCATAAGTAATCAAAGCCATAGTCTCTGATTTCCTACGCACCATTACATCATCACTAAGAATTGCAAGCGTCCTGCTGGCATTGGCCTTACTTATGCCTAATTCTTTGATAACATCCTGTCCTGTCACACGACCCCGTCTAGCTACCAGTAAAAAGGTCTTGAGTTGCTGAAGTGTCAACGTGTCACTCAGTTCCCCAAAGCTATCGAAAGTCAAAGCTAATCCTTTTAATGCCTCACTCTGTGTTAATTTCATTTTACATCCTACGGCCCTAGTCAAAGTCAATTGACTTATGCCCTCCAAGTTTAAAGAAGTAGTCCCACTGGCCTACTTTAATATATAAGTAACTGCTAAGACAAGCCTCAAATTCAAACCTGTCACTAATTGTGATACTAAATACTCGCTGCTTAAAATTCCGCATTTATTCTTTTCTCTATGTTGTCTATCCCAAAAGTTGGGAAGAAGGAACTCATTTTTGTGTTAATAAATTCAAGGCGCGTGTATCCGTAAATAATACAACCTGCCCACTTCGGCATAAGGATTGCACACCTATCAATAAATGTGGTGTACCAAGGCCAATCCAGTGATTTCATCCACGCCATCTTGCGACACTGTAATTTTCCTGCATTATCATAAATAGTCATTTTATTGACTCCTAATTAAAAACTGATTTAAATTCAGAACTGCATTAGAGCATTATTAATACACGCATGTAAGCCCCCCTCTTTGTTATTTAAGGTCAATCCAAAAGCACCCCTGTATATGAGGTGCTTTAAGTCTGGCCCTAGTCCTTTGTGTTGGATTCCATCCAATCTAATTGGTATTTTCTATATTCATCATCCTCTTCTTCGTCTTCGTCCATTATTTCCTCACACCCTGCGGCTTCTTGGAGCCACGCCATAGCCGTGCAGACATTTTCCCAGTAATCATCATTAGGCCCGTTACTATCAGGCGGTAATATATCTTCACGGGCCATGTGCAATGCGTCCCAAATAACCTCCTTTGCTTGGTAAAGGTTCCAATTGGTTAACGGTGGTACAGTTCGATTTGGCATTTTAATTCTCCAGTTATGATTTAATGTAGGTAGATTCTAGGGCTGGTTCCCCTTCCCAGAAATCGTCTTCGGACTGATAAATAGCCACCGCTTCGTCACTGGTGACTAGGATATAATTCCATTCACTAGACTCAATAATGGTGACCATAGAGCCACCTCCAGTATTCACTTCACGCGCTTGTAATAGACTCATTTTCAATACTCCCGTTTTGGTTTATTTACTGTTTGCTACTGCTATCGCTTCGGCAAAGCCGCGTGGCGTTGCACTGCGAATATTTTTAGTCTTCATGCTTTTGCCGCCTAGTTTCCTATGCTGCGTACTAGACCCGAAACTATCGCATTCAACTGCGTCAATCTCAGGCATGGTGAAGTCGCCACCCGTCCATAAGCACGTTTGTTTGCTGTATGCGTCCATAGGTGCAATGTAATCAGGGTACAAAGGGTGAACCGCCTCATTTGCGGCTATATACCCACCGAACTGAAAAGGGTGGAAACGGTGGTCAGGTGCGCGCCAAAGTGTAGCGAGGCGGCTAACTGGATTTTCTACATAATAGGGCAGTTTCATTTCTGCGAATAACTCACCGCACCACCTCGCATATCTTGCGGCTTTGGCTTGAAACTCTGGGTCAATCTTTGCTTTGTTTGCAAAGTGGGCAGCACCTGAAACGGCTAGGTCAGTACAAACTGGAAAAGCCATTGCAAACTGAACATTCTCAAAAGCGAAAGACTCCCCGATAGCGCATATGTAATCGTAATCATGCAAATCCGCTTTTATGTAATGGATTGAACCGCCCGTGTCCTGATAGTAGTCAATCCTAGAATTGTCATGTTGCAGGTCAAAACAGTAGACCTGATAGCCACGTTTAGCCCACGGAATAGCCGCGACTCCAGTGTAATCATAGAGCGATATAACAGACTTTATTCTTAGGCGATTCGATAGCCTATTGTCTAGGTCATGTTTGAACGTATAAGCATTCATGCGCCACCGCCTGAACACGCCACGCGTACCCTTTTAGCGATATCAGCAATTAGTGCACGGTCACCAGTAGAAACGTATCTATACGCACCACGACCGCTTAAACGCATATGGTGTGAGAGCGTTATGCCTTCGGCTGGTGCAATGGCTTTTAATGCAATAGCTTTGGCTATCGAATCGGATAACGCTTTTAATGCTTTGTAATTCATAATCAAATACTCTCTTTTGTTGGTTTGGGTTTAGTGCAAAGACACTGATAAACAATGCCTTTTGCTAAACTCAAATTGCAGGACTACTTTAATTTGAGTCTAGTAGCCGCGTAGACTTGCGGCTTAGGCTTTAATACAGACCATATGGCGCACGTTATGATTGAAGCAATAGAACCACCTACCACCAGAACGAAGACCGCTAATAAAGGCCATGTATGCGGTAGGAATACAATTCCATTTATTATAATTTGAGACTCACTCATTTTTTATTGTTCCTTTAATTTAAGACTATTAAGCCGCTAGAAAAACGGATTGTTTAGCAGGGCGTACAAAGCCGCTATCATCATTGCGCGCTTTTCCTTTGGCGCGTAGACCTACGATAACGCCTTGCACGTCTTCAGGGCGGTAGTCTGTTATATCACCGTCAATAACTGGAACCGTCACCCCGTGAACCGTGTAGACACTTGGCAAAGATTTACCGCGCTTTGTATCAAACACTACCGCCACGTTTTTACCGCGCAATAACTCGTTAGCCGCCAAAGCGTCATTGTCTTCGCATAGGCTAAAAGTAAGAGTGTAGAATTCAGGTAAAACGCGGTTTGCTATTTTGGTATAGTCGTAAAGCTTTGCAAAAGGTGATAGCGAATGAATCATATCTGCAACGGTCCAAAATATACCGTTAGCTTTGGTTTTAGACTTTTCCCATTTAATATCCGAAGTAGCATTTAACCGAAAAGCCACCGCCATATTTTGACGTGCGGAATAAGCGGTAGCGGCTAATACTTCTTTTGCTAGTATCGCCATAAACAATGGGCGGTTTTTAAAATACATAATAGTCTTAGCTTTTCTAGCCGCGAATTTAGCCGCAAAATATGCGGGATTACCTGAAGTATGCAAACAAGCTTTTTTGCAACCGTCGCTGGCACTAGCGCAAGTATTAAAACCGCTTTGCTTTTCAGGTGATAGGTGCAATCCATAAGTATTGACCCCGTTTTCTTTTGCGTTTTTAGCTATCTTAGGATTGCTTAAAGGTGCGCTTAATAGTGAACCTTTAACGTCAAATTCTGACCGTGCAATTCTCATAAGCGCGGCTTTGGTCATTAGATTATAAGTATCAAAAGGTGATAGTTCAGTTTTCATCAACATAGTGGTATTTCCTTTGGTTTTGGTTAGTTTGTTTGTGTTAGTAGCTTTGGGGAATAAAGCCACTAAACCAAAAAAACTAATTTGAAGCGCGTTTATAAAAGTCGTTACAAGCGTCATTGTATTCCTTGTAATAGTGACCCCAATGAAATGCGCCTTCACAATACATCCAAGTAACATATTCACCACGCCAAAAGCCTAAGATAAAAGAGTCTTTTCCTTTTTGTGCCATGCTAGTCAATTGAACATCAACACCCATAACATCAGCTCGGTCAGTCATGCGGTCAAATTCTGTTTTTAATGTATTCATTTTAAATAACCTTTTAGTATTAGTTTGTGATTGCTTAATTAATGCGCGCTATATCAGTCAGGATTATTTCGCGGACTTGTTCACGGTCTAAGCTATCACCAGCAAACCACCAGCCTACCTTTTTGATATGCTTTTGAACGGCTACTGTAATCATTGGGCTAGTCAATCCTTTAATGGGATAAACACCGTCTTTAGAGTTATAGAAAGTGTTTACATATTCTTCAAAGTCTTTAATTGAATTCATCTTAATTCACCTCGTTAGTAGTAGTTTGTAATTGCTCGATATTAAGCGCGCTCTCGAAACTACAAGAATTCAAATAATTATTAATAGTCTCGATAGTCATTATTGACGTATAACATTTACCGTGGTCAAACCCACCAAACATATTGGGCGCACCTTTATAAAACGTCTTCACTTTAAATTTACCGTCTTTACGCTGTTTACCTATTATTTCAAGTTTCATTTTAATGAGTCCTTTTATTATGCTGTTGGAAAGTTTAGGAAAAGAGGTGAAATAGCGACCATTACAAGAGTTAACGGTGCAAGGATAATAGCCATAGTCACAATATAGTCAGGAGTTTCAACCGTTACTGGTGGAGTCCGTAGAATCTTAGTTCTGATTTTCATTTGCCTTTTAGTTCGGCTAACAATGCGCTTTTGTAATTCACCGCGCTTTTCTATCATGCGGCTATCATATGGAGTCGTTACCGTGCCTGAACTGGTAGGCATTTGTAATGGGTAGGTCTTGTTATATAAGGTATTCATAATATTGTACTCTCGTTGGTGTTGGTGTGGAGTCGATTATAATCACTATTTATTATAAGTAAAGCATTAAATTAGAGACTATCTAAAATACTTTAATAGGTGGTTATTGCTAGGTGTTGGTTTATGCCTATATATAGGTAAACAAATTGATAGGTGGTGAATGGTATTAGATAGCCTATAGATAGTCTAAAAAGAAAAACGGATAGACCTCTCATTTACGCCTTTAATAAATGAGACTATCAAGTGCAATTCATGGCTATCTATAGGCATTCAAAAGAGGTGCAATGCCTCTCCACAATACAGCAATAACAATGCCTGAATAGCGGCTAAGACAATGCCTAAGACACCCCACCCCACCCCCTAGACGTTTTAGGGTGGCTCTGGGCCGCACCCTCCAGGGGGGCCGGGTCCTGAGTCCGTATAGATATAGCCCCTCAGAGTTTTTCTTAAAATTATTCTCTGGGAAATCCAAAGCCCCTATCCAATAGAATGACAATAGAACTCCAATAGAACTCCAATAGAATGGTACTGGACTTAATACTACCTCAAGCTGTAGAGGCTAAGAAAAAAAAGCATTCCAAGACACTGAGAGAGTTATCTCTTAGACATCTATAGAATGCTTATAGTATTGTTAGGTAGGTTGATAATAGAGGTATATATCACGTACTGATTTTGAGGCGTATCTAAGAGTGGTCTTTATATATATCAACCCTATAGTGCTACACTTGCTTTAGAACCATTTATCACCGTCTTTTACAGTGCTACCTGTTGCTTGAGATAAGAACTTTTGTATCTCACCATTGAAGTCATCCATCTTCTGTTGGGCTGCTAAAGACTCAGCATCAGCATCCATCTGCTCAGTCCAATAGTTAACAGCCATTGCTAAAGCTTCTAGCCTGTCATCATGGATGATTGCTCCCCTAGCCCTAGTCAGTCTAGTCATCTGGTAGAACAGACTGTAGGAAGGTTCTGGTGCGCTCTCGTAGTCTTCTTTAATCAGCTTCTCGTCAATGATAAGACGGTGCTGCATCATCACAGGTTCAAGGGTGTCTATGATACGGACTTCCTTCTGTGTGTTATGTCTGACTTCTTCTATAGATACTGGGTAAGTCTTGTTGATGAATGGAGCGAGTAGCTTAGAGAACATACCGTCACCAAAGTTACTCTCCACCACAATCATATTGACCTTCTCAAGCTTTGCTATGTTAGCTATCTTCTGCAATGTAAGGTCTTCATAGCCACCTTTAAATCCTCCACACTGGGAAGCGTACAGGTAACCATTCAGCATCTTAACTACTGCATAGGCTGTCTCGTCTTTACCACGACCAGATGGGTCAATAGCAAGTACAGCACCTGTAAACTCATACATCTGGTCAGAGAACCACATAGGTCTGTAGAACTTGTCACCAGTGAAGCCTACAACAGGTACATCCTGAACTATCTGAGCAGGGCCAGAAGCCCACGCTAAGTCAGCCCATCCTTTATTAGGATTCAATGCTGTTATGCATAGGTCTGCTAGTTTAAGTGGGTACTTATCAGCATCAGATAGTGTGGTGTCCAGCATGAATTGCAGGGCAAATCCAGCTTTACCATAGGAAGCTTCACGCTCCATCAGGTCTTCTCTGGTGAATCGGTCTGGCTCTGTAGGAAGAGTCTCCTGAGAGCCTCTATTAAGCTCTATGAAGGGTGCTAAACGACCTTGATACATTGACGCTTGCTTGTCTGTTGGATACCTTGCAGGCCATATACGAATCTCGTAGCCACGTTCTGGCAGTAGGTTGTATATAGACATCTCAGTCTGGGGTGTACCGAGGTAGATAACACGTCCATTAGGCTTGAGTACAGCATCAAACTCTTTGATTGCCTCTGATAACTTGTCGCGCATTGTCTGAGTAGCAGAGTTGTTAGTCACCTCTACGTCATCAGCAATTATAGTGTTGGCACGGGAGCCTGTAAGCTGACCTGAGATACCCACGGACTTAACCGAGGGAGAGTGGTCGGGCATGGCTGGGCCAACATCAAATGCAATGACAGAATCACGTTGCCCATTCTTTGTGCGTAGGTGTTGGAGTAAGTCGATTTCATTTATTAGTCGCTTAGTAAAGGTTGAGAACGCATCAGCACGTTCTTTAGATGCAGATACCACCAGAATCTTATGTTGAGGGTCACAGTACAGTAGCCAAACTACATAAGCGGAAGTAATCCAGGATTTACCTATCCCACGGAAAGCTTCTATTACGCAACGTCTAGGGCCAAGCTGTAGATAGCTTGCCATGTCGTACTGAATAGGTGTGGGGTCAGGTAGTGTTAAAGTAGTCCAGACAATCCATAGGAATTTACGGAAGTCTTGTTTGATTGGGTCGTTTACTACAGGTGTAGTCATGCGTTACCTAGTGATTAAGGGGGAGTTCATCGTCAGGGAAGTCTGGAAGGGCGTGTATTAGGTTATCTAAAGGATTACCTTGCGTAGCTACGCCATCAATTCCATTGTCTTTAAGCATTTGCCTAGCCACGTTAAAGATACTAGCTGTGGCTTCGCCTGATTGGACTGCTGTTAGTAGTTGAGTGGCTAACTCTTCGTGAAGTTCAGCCATTATTTTTTCTAGTTTGCTATTGCTCATTTGGTGAGTCCTTTAGCTTTCTCAAAGGAGCGTAAACCGCCTAGACCTAAGAGTGACATTACTAATGTTGTAAGTTCTGCGCTTGCGATTGCAGGAAGTTCTGCTGGTAAGTCGATGTATGCGTTAATGAGTCCAGCAAAAGGTAAGATAAGGAACTGGTAACCTAGACCAATTGCACATACCCAACCGATAGCTGGACGCCAACCAGCCACCCACACAGAAGCATGTTTGGCAGATTCTATATTCGCCATTGCTTGTAGATTGTGGGGTTTCTGGAGTGCTTCAGTCAGCTTGAGCCGAGCATTCGCCCGTTCTTCATCTGACGTAAATAAATCATCAAGGCCATCCATCACACTTCCAGCAATCCCTGCGAGAGGATTGATAGACATAGTGATTCCTTGTTTAAGTTCCCATCCATTTGGATAGAACTGAAGTACCAACACCACCTAGACCTATAGACAGAAGCATAGCTCCAGCAAGGAATCCCTTGCCTTTGACGAGTTGTTTCTCTAGGTCATTTATCCGTTTGGATAGGATGGCGGTTGTATTATTTAGTGACTCGACCTGTGCGCCTAAGTTCTCTACTAGAGTAACGAAGCGCCCTGCGTCATAGTCCGACATGTTAGACATGATGTTACCCTTTTATATATACAGCTATTCCGAATAAAAGACCCATAGCTAGAATCATGCAGATGCCTACGTTGATTCCTAGCTCTATGTCTTTCTGTAACTTTGCGTTTCTTCTGATACGCTCATTGACTTTTTCTTGCGCTTCTTCTCTCCGTTGCCTGTGCCACTCAGCCTCAAATTTTACGAAGT